GCTGTATATATCATGGCAAATGGTCTTGAGTTTTGGCGTGGTAATATAATTAAGTACGCTAGTCGTGCAGGTTATAAACTTTATGATGGCAATGATTACTTTGAAAGTGAAGTAAAAGATTTAAGAAAGCTTATTGAATATGCAGAGATGCGTATTGAACAAATAGACTTTGCTGATAACGATGGTCAGTAAATGGCCAGCTAGATACTGGGCTAAGGTAAAAATGTCAGACACACATACCTTAACTATTGAAGATAAGTTTTATAACACAACAGAGGTAATGAGTAACATACGTGAATTGTTGTCGCCATTAGTAGACCATTGGTGTATAACTATTATGCGTGGTAACGTAGTGCATACTGTAAGGTATGTATCAGATGATAAACTTTTAAAGGCGAAGGATTATTATGGATGATTTTGGTAATGAATTATTAGATGAAAAAGCTAAAGATGAATATCAATTACATTGGTGTTTAGAAGAAGCTAAAGAATATATCGAGAAGTATGGTATGGAAACATTTCTTAATGAACTACGTAAGAGGATGGAACAATGAGAGAACCTAGTGATGATTGGCAAGATGAGTATCAGAAACAATTCTTAACTGCAAGTGAGGAAGATATGTTACTAGATAAAACAGATGAGCTAATATGTGATGACATACAGATGCTATTGATGGACGCTATGGCACCTAACGAGGGCTATAAGATTAGGCATGATGAATTGCTAAAGTTACTTAACGAGTGTGATGGTGGTGACTTCAGTGGCTTTGGTGAGTACCTATACATTATGTTGCTAGACCATGCAGCTCATGAAGCTATGAGAGAGTTAGAACTATGAAGGAACGAAGTAGTGGTAAGCCAGCTTACAAAACGCCCTGCCCTGAATGCAATAGCAGTGATGCTAGGCAGGTATTTTCCCACCCTGATGGGATGGAAGATGCTTATTGTTTTGCTTGTGAAACATACTTTCCTATGGACAGAGAACAAAAACAAGCAACAGTAGTACCAATAGAAAGGGCAAAGCCAATGTCATATGATAAAGAATTTATTAATAGTCTGCCTTCAAAAGCCTTGACCGATAGAAAGATTCGTCAAGAAATAGTAGAGAGATTCAATGTAAAGACTGCCTTGTGTGAGAAAGATGGTAAGACTATTCAAGAACATTACTATCCTGATTGTAAAGATGGTAAGGTAGTAGGGTATGAAATCAAACAAGTAAGTCCTAAGTCTTTTACTTCTGTAGGTGATAGGAAGGGAGAGCTAGATTTATGGAATCAAAACAAATGCCCTACTGCTAAAAAGATATTTATCACAGAGGGTAGGCTAGATGCTATGGCTCTATACCAGACCATCATAGATAAGCGTCCAAAGAAATACTCCGCATATGACCCTGCCGTAGTATCTCTTACTCGTGGGGCTAGTGGTGCAGTAAAAGATTTGCTAGCTAACAAAAAGTTTCTTGATAAGTACGATGAAGTTATCTTGTGCTTCGACCAAGACGATGCTGGGAAGAGCGCAGTCAAAGAAGTACTAAAGGTATTTCCTAAGTACAAAGTAGTAAGTATGTCAGAGAAAGATGCTTGCGATATGTTGTTAGCAAACAAAGAGGATGAGTTATATACCGCAGCAGTATGGGACTCAGAGTACACAAGGCAGGGTGAAGTAGTAGATGTAAGTGATATTATATCAAAAGCAATGGAACGCCCTAAGATGGGCATAAGCACCCCGTGGCCTACAGTAACTCAGGCTTGCTTTGGTTTGAGACCACACACCCTACACTGCATAGGAGCTGCACCAAAGATAGGTAAGACAGACCATCAGCATCAGCTAGTGCATCACCTTATCTACAAAGAGAATCAAATCATAGGCATGTTTGACCTAGAAAATAGTCCAGTGCGTACTGCTAAGAAGATAGCATCCAAAGAAGCACAGATTGATTTCACTCGTCCCGACAAAGAGTATGAAGATTCTTTACTGCATGACACACTAGTATCCTTACAGGGTAAGGTACGCTTCTATGACAGAGGTGCTAGCCGTGACTGGGAAGACATTCGTATTGCTATCGAGGAGATGCACTTACTAGATGGTATCAATATATTTATCATTGACCCACTGACTGCACTGATTTCTCGGTATTCTAGCTCGGAAGCCAATGACAAACTCAATGAGATATGTACTGACATGGCTGATTTAGTACAGAACTTTCCTATTACTATCCTTTGTTACTCCCATGTGAATCCTAAGCCTAAGTCTAGTAAATCACATGAGCAAGGTGGTAAGGTATACAGCAGTGAGTTTACTGGTTCTCGTGCTATGGAGAAATGGTTTCACTATGGACACGGTATTAGTAGAGACAGGAGTGATGACTGTCCTATGGATAGAAAAAACATCAGTGAGTTTTATATGTTGTTCGATAGAGAGTTTGGACAATCATATAAATGTGATGTAAAATTCACAGAAGAAACGGTACAGTATTTAGAAATGAGGCAGTGGTAATGGTAGATTATGTAATAGATATAGAAACAGATGGGCTTGATGCAAGAGTAATACATTGTATGTCTGTATTAAATACAGAAACAAACAGCATGACTACATATGCTGACTACAAAGACATGAAGGTATTTATAAATTCTTTGTCCACAAGCGATAGGATTATAGGACATAACTTTATACGGTACGATGCTCCCATTATTGAACGTATCCTACTAGAAAATATCCCATGCAAACTAGTAGATACCCTTGCCTTATCATGGTACTTATACCCCGAAAGATTAAAGCATGGGTTAGAGCAATGGGGTACAGAGCTGGGTATAAAGAAAGTAGAAGTAGAAGATTGGATAGATAGCGCACCAAAGTTATACCAAGAAAGGTGTGAGCAAGATGTAAGAATAAACGTAGCGATATGGAAAAAGTTTAGTGCGTACTTAAATTATCTATATGATAACAAACCAGAGAGATTGTTAAGATACTTATCGTTTAAGATGGACTGTGCTATGGAACAAGAAAGCGTAGGCTGGGGACTTGATACTAAAGCAGCAGACAATCTTGCCAGAAACTTATCGGGCATAAAAGAAGGGCTTACTAAGAAGTTAGAAAAAGCATTACCCAAAGTAGGTAAGTACGTAATGCGAAAGAAACCAACTAACATGTACAAAAAGAATGGTGAGCTTTCTGTAGCAGGTGAAAGATGGAAGAAACTTTGTGAGCTACATGGGTTTAACTATAAGGTATACGTAGGTACTATAAAAGAATTATACAAATGGGAGGAACCCAACGCATCCTCCACACCACAGATTAAAGACTGGCTAAAAAGTTTAGGATGGAAACCTAAAACGTTTAAGTATCCTAAGGATAAAGAAAAGGTACCACAAATAAAAGATAGCAAAGGAAAACTTTGCAAGTCTGTAATTGATATAGCAGAAAAAAATAATAAATCTTACAATGTAGATTTATCGGGTGGTCATTATGATACAGTAAATGTTTATAATAAAACAGGAGAAGCCATACTTGCTCTTGGTTCTTTAGCAGTAGTTTCACACAGACTTGCTTTGGTTAAGTCTCTAATAAAAAATGCTACATGGACTGAAGGGCATGGCTGGCGTGTAAAGGCAGAGGTACAAGGCTTAACAAATACACTAAGATTTAAACATAAAACATGTGTGAATATACCATCAACAAGAGCAGAGTATGGTAAAGATATTAGGGCATTGTTCACAGCAACTAATATAAAAAATACATTGTGTGGTAGTGATATGTCATCTTTAGAAGATAGAACTAAACAACATTACATGTGGGAGTATGACCCTGATTATGTTAAAGAGATGCAAGTAGAAGGCTTTGACCCACACCTTGACTTAGCTTTTTCTGCTGGAGTAGTAACCGAAGAAGATATAAATGACTACAAATATGGAACAGGAGGCCATCTTAATGGTGTTTCAGATATACGTCATGCTTACAAAGGTGGTAACTACGCCTGTACTTACGGCTGTGGAGTAACTACTTTAGCTAGACAACTAGATATTAGCAAACTACAAGCAGAAGAAATACACACTGCGTACTGGAAAAGAAACTGGTCGATAAAAGAAATAGCTGCCGCACAAACTATTAAAGAAGACTGGCTATACAATCCAGTATCTAAGCTGTATTACAAAGTAAGAGAAGAGAAAGATATATTCTCTACCCTTAATCAAGGAACTGGTGTATACTGTTTTGACTTATGGATAAAGTTTCTAAGAGAAAAAGGATACAAAGTAAACGCTCAATTCCATGATGAGATTATAACAGAAGTAAAAGATACCCCAAAAGATATAGAAGATACAAAGAAAGATTTTAAGAAGGCCGTACACAGAGTAAATGAGTTACTACAACTGAACAGGGAACTAGATTGTGATGTACAATTTGGAAATAACTATTCAGAAATCCATTAAAATGTGTTATAATATATACCCCGTTAATACTTTATAGGAGAAATAAAATGGGATTACAACGTAAAACACCACAAGCAAAAGCATCTACCAACTCTACTGTTGAGTACGAGAATGTGGCTGAAGGTACTCACGAAGGACGACTAGTAATGGTTGCTGACTTGGGTTTACATAAGCGTGATTACAATGGTGAAGAAAGAAGTCCATGTCAAAAGATATCATTAGGTATTGAGCTTATTGGACAGACCCTTACTGTAGATGGTGTAGCACAGCCTCGCGTACTATGGACAAACCCCTTTAACATTTTCCAGACGCTAAACGAAATGGGTAAAGAACTACCAATGTTTAAGGTATTTCAACCATCGGCTAAAGAAGGTGATGTAGCCAACTGGGAATCTGTCTTAGGTGTTGCCTGTGATGTGAATGTTTATCATAAAGTATCTGGAGATAAAACGTATGATAACATTGAGTCTATCGCACCAATCCCTACACGCTATCAGGATGGTGTTGCTGACGCTACACACCCTATGGGAATTGGTGATTCAGAAGATGAAAACAATCCAGTTACTAAAGGGCTGTATGGATTGACTAAGTGGATGCATTCAGAACGTATCACATCAACATCAGAAGTAGTCAGTGAAGCTTCAGCAGAGAAGGGTGAAGACTTTAAAGACGACATTCCTTTCTAATGAAACTTCTAATTGACGGAGACCCTATCGTATATCGAATAGGATTTGCTAGTCAAAAGAAACAGGAGGATGGGTCGGTGAAAGCTGACCCTGAATCTCACGCCTTACACTCTTGTAAGAAATTTATTAAGACACTCTTGCAAGAAACCAAAGCAAAAGAGTTTTCAATCTACTTATCGGGTAAAGAAAACTTTCGTTATAAAGTAAGACAGGATTATAAAGCTAACCGAAAGGGTACGCCTAAGCCTGTACACTATCAAGCTGTAAGAGATTACTTAGAAAGCAAGTGGGAAGCTGTAGTCGTCAACGGTATAGAGGCTGACGATGCACTGGGGCTTGCTCAAGAAAGTAATACAGTAATAGCTACTATTGATAAAGACTTACTTATGGTCGAAGGTAAACACTTTAACTACGGAAAAAGAGAATGGGCAACTGTTACCGCAGAGGAAGGCACTCGTTTCTTTTATAAGCAAATGCTTACAGGAGATAAGGTAGATAACATAATCGGACTACACGGAATTGGTGAAAAGAAATCTAGTAAACTATTAGATAGCACACCAAGAAGTGAGTGGGATAAATTAATAGTAGACAAATACTTAGAGGGCTTTGAGGAAGATGGCTACCACAGAGCAGTACAAAACTCACAGTTATTATGGATACTACAAAAGGGCAAAGACATGCCTATTGAGTTCACATGAAACCAAGAAATAAAAAGAAAAGTATTTATCGTAGTGGGCTAGAAGAAGCGTTTGCTAACAACACGGCTGGAGCTGGCTTTGAATTTGAGCCAGCGTCCTTGCCATACACAATGAACCGCAAGTACATACCTGACTTTGTTAAGGAAGATATCTTAATAGAGTGTAAGGGATTCTTTCGTGCAGGTGACACTCTTAAATATAAATCTATAAGAGAAAGTTATCCAGACAAAGAGTTAGTATTTATCTTATCAGACCCATACAAAAAAGTACGTAAGGGCAGTAAGTTATCTATGGGTGCATGGTGTTACAAAGAAGGTTTTGCTTTCTTTAGAGTTAGTGAATGCAAAGACCTTAAAGAATACCTAAGCCTAAGCGAAGAAGATAAACAAGAGTATAAAGATTTAAATTTAACAGGAGCTTAACATGATTGATGATTTTAAATGGGAGTGGGTTCCCCTAAGAATCCACCCCTGTATCTGTTTGTTTGGTTGGCCTTTGTTTGGTGGATGGATTCCTTTTATTGGGTTTACTTACTACTGGAATGATGAAGAAGAAATAAGTAGATGTTTTATGTTTGAGTGGTTTACAAAAGGAATCGCTTTTGAATCAATAACAAAGGATAATGAAGATGAGTAACGTACGTATGTTGACCCCTAAAGTACAAGGGGTTATGGACTATCCCCAAGCAGAAGCATTCGATGATATGCAGTTTGATATACGCTGGGGGCATAGAGAAATAGAAATGCAGAAAGACTTGCATGACTTAAAGAATAACCTCACGGAAGCAGAGCTACATGGTGTAACTACAGTACTTAAATTATTTACTTTGTATGAAGTACATGTAGGTAATGACTATTGGTTAGACTGCATACGTAAGATGTTCCCTCGTCCTGAAATACAATCAATGGCATCTACGTTTGGTAACACAGAATTATACACTCATGCTAAGTTTTATTCAAAACTAAATGATGTAATGGGTTTACAAACAGATGAGTTCTATCAGTCTTACGTAGAAGATGAGACGCTTGAGAACCGTATGTCATGGATT